CGGTATCGTAGTTGTAAGCGCCCTTGACCATGCCATCACCGGGGGAGCTGTCGAACGGCACGTACTGTTCATCAAGAACCATCAAGCTTGAGTCGGTGCCAATAGTGGCTGGCAAGTTTGTCTGCGTCATCGACGCTAGTGTGTTCGTAGCAACCTCAAACGAACGCCACGAAGTTGCAGCAAGCGTACCTGCCGACAGCATTGCAACTCGACCGGCAACGATCTCATATCGTGAGCCGCTCACCGGAGTAAATCCAAACGCAGACAGCACGGTCATTGTGGGAGTGGTGCTTGCCGTGTTGCCCGTAATGTAACGCTCCGCCGTCTTACCAGAGCCGCCTACACCGTTGTCGATGATTCTCAGTTTGTAACCGTACTCGCCAGAGCCACCACGGTTCGCCAACATGTTCACGCCGGGAGCTGTCGGTAGCGCAGTAGTCAGCGTCACAGAAGTTGTTGTAGCACCCGCCGCAATCGTTCCTACAAGTCCGAAAGACGGCAGGAAAGCGCACGCCGCACCCGCGCCAAACGTGCCGCCAAGCGCCGGGTTGACCGCAAAGGCGGAGCCTTTCGTGATGATGTTGTAGCGGTTCAGTACGGATACGGACAGTAGTTGATAAACGAAAGGGTTGCGCGAGACATCGTTACGCAGGTCAGAACAGACCGCAGCCGCAGCAGCGTGCGCGTTTGGCATGGGCGGAACTTGACGCCACACCAACGTATCAATAACTTTCTTGAATGTGTTCGCCATTTACGTAATCCTCGAACGGACGCAAAGCGCCCATGCTGCGCGGTTCTGGTCCAATATCTGCATACGTCCGTTGTAGCCGTCGATGTTGCTCAAAGTCGTAACAGTGCCTACTGTGGTTACTGTGGTTACTGTGGTTACTGTGGTCACCGTGCCTGACTCGACCAACACCGTACCGCGCTGGCGCTGCAAAGATTTGTCATAGCCGAGCGGAGCAATCAGCATCTGCAAGATGCGGCGCAGTAGATTGCCGCTATCAGCATCAGCAACCGGCAGTGGAGCCGCCTCTGATACATCCGTTGCAGTTCCGTCGATTCCTGATGCCAGCTTTACGCGCTGGTACAGAACTCCACCGATATCATCAGCGGATATGGTCGCGCCCGATCCTGGTGTGTAACCGATATTGTCGGCCATGCCCTACCTCAAGCGTGCGTGATGGTCGCGCTGGTAATCGTTACAGTCTGGCCTGCGGTAATGGCAACGCTGTCCAGATTGATGTCAGATCCGCTGGTGCCGACGGTAAGGCCGGTGATGATATCGACGCCATTGCTGTCCCGAATACGCGCAGCAGCTGCTGTTCCAGTGTTGTTTGCGCTGGTGTCGGATTTGGGAAAGCCCGATAACGTCAAAACTCCACTAGATGCAGCCGCTGCACTCGGATCGTTCAACGTGATTTCGGCCAAGATGCTTGCCATGCTGGTGGTGCCGATTTGCAAAACTCCCGCAGCAGAACCAGCGTCGATCTGAGCGGTCACAGCGTCAAGGCGTGCATTTTTGACTGCGGTTGTGTACACGATAGCCATACTGCCTCCTGTGCAATAAAAAACGGGGCCGTTTCCAGCCCCGTCGTATGATCAGGATTAACCGAGGAGCAAAGCTGTATGCTCTGGCTTTATAACTTCGTAGCCCCATGCAAGCGAGACTTCGTATACCACTTTGCGATAACCAGGGTATACAGCAACCTCAAACGCCAGACCGGAACGGGGGTCAACCAGCGTAGTTACGTCAATTGCCATGTCACCAGCGGACGGACGTTCTGGCAGTCTGGTAGCCAGCACGATTGCGCTGCGGTTGAATGCCATGTTGCGGGCAGAGCTGGCGATCTTCGTGATCGCTACAGTGCCGGTTGCAGCAGTGGCAGTGCGCAAGCCGGGAGCCTGAATCGTGATTGAACCAGCAGCAACTGCCTGAATCACATATTTATGAGCACCCGATTCGTGGGCCAACGTGATTACGTCACCAGCGCCAAGGCCGGCAGTGTAATCAGCGGTGGCAACCAGCACAGTCGAGCCGACAGCGCGAACGGCACTGGTCAGAGTACCAGCCGAGAACGAACCAGCGGTAAAGTTCACGATCTGGCCCGATTCACGAACATCCATACCGGCCAGAGTGGTAAATACACCCTGACGCAGAATGTTAGAGTCGCCCATCGTGTTGTATGTGCCTTGCTTGCCGAGGAAATTGGCTCCGGCAGTCGTATTGATAACGAGCTGATTGTCAGACAGTGGCGAACCATTATCCTTCAAAATTTTCAGAGCGCCGGTTGCGTCGGTAAAATCGCCAGCAGTACCAAACGGGGTCTGTGCAGCAGTACCGTATGCGCGGCTGAATTCTGTCTGCAAGCTGGTCAGATCCGATTCAACTTCGTTGACCAACACGCGCAGTGCTTGTGCGAACTGACCGCGCCAGATCGGGCGGACGCCGCCGCCAGTGTTCAGGCCGCGTTCTTCTTCGCCGTCCCAGCTGAATTTGACCGACTTTGCTTTGCTGATCGAAACAGAAACGCTTGCGATGGTCTGGTCAGCTTCAGCGGGAATGCTCATCGCCGGAGTGATAGTGGCACTGGTGTTAGCGGGTGCCTGGGCAATGTAGACTGCTTGGCCGACTTTGCCGCGAGCAAGGCTGGCGTCAATAGTTACAGCAGGGATCATGCCGACAAGTTCACGGGAAACAACGTCCAGATCGGCGTACAGGTTGGGGAGCAGGTTGGTAAGGGTGTTCGTAGTCATAAATTAAGCCTCAGTGAGAACGGTTCCAGACCTCATGGTCTGGGATTTAGCCACAGGATCAAGCGCATCAAATTGCGCTCGCGTCATCGTGGGTGCGGCCCCGCCTTTCCCACCACCTCCGGCAGCCCCACCGCCAGAGTTTGCTTGTGCTGCGACAAAGTGTTTCCCTTCGTCACCAGCAGCCCATTCCTTGATCGCGTCAAGCAATGGCTTAGAACCCATCTTGGCAACCCGCTGGTCGCCTTCAATTTCCAGCTTTATGTCGTTGCCCAAAAGCGCCTTTGCGGCTTTTAAATGCGTTGGATTTGTGACGCCAGCCTTTGTTAGCGCATCAGTCAATCCGTTATCGACAACCAGCTTCTGTACTGCGCTTTGCTCTGCTTCCAGCGCCTTCGTGGCAACTTCAGCAGACTTGATCGCAGCCTTGTGTTCTTTTGTCATCCGCGAAAGCTCGGCCTTCGCGGTATCTAGTGCGGATTCTAACCGCTCAACCTCTGCCGGGTCAATCGCATGGTCTTTTTGGAGTTTTTTCTTTTCCGCCAGCAACTGGTCGTTTTTGGCTTTCAGGCCGGACGTTGCCTCATCAATCAAACGATCAATCTCTGCCGGTTGTTCTGGTGTAAACATAACATGCCCTCCGGGCGGTTGTGTGGCTCTGCCACGTTTATGCACCGTATTTGGTGCGTAGCTGGTCTAACGTTAACGGCCTGCCAGCCCCATTCGTGAGCTGTGCCAGGGTAATCTTTCCCGACCGGAACAAGTCGGCTCGGCCTTTGCCTAATACGTCTTCCACTTTTTCTGCTGGCTGGCGCTCAAGCCATTCAGTGAATGTGGTTCTTGCGGAAATAGGGCCGTCTGCGCTTGCTCGCTGCCCACTAGGCGGAGAATCAAATACTTGGGGAATGAGCTGGCATCGGCAATTAAAGTGCAAAGGATAACGCGGCATTGGAAAATTATGGCCTATCGGAGTCCCGTCTTTTTCCCATTCAAGCCCATCCAACGGCGCACATCGCGTGCAGGTATTCGTGTCAAGCGTAGCAACTGCGCGGTATCGCTTGATGATGTCTGCGTTGGCCTCAAACATCGCCATGCGAGCGTCATTTGCAACAGTCGCCGTGCTGGTCTGCACCAGTGCAGCAGAGTTTGCTCTGGATACATCCATGAATTGCAGAACCCGCCGGATGATCTGCTGATTTGTTTCCCCGGCGGCGATCCCTTGTCTCACGGCACCATTAAACCGGAAAACAGTGTCCGCAGATTGACGGCTCCACCATTCTGATTGCACAGCGCCTTGAATGATGGAATCTCCAGCCAGTGTGCGAAGGAAGTCGTCAGATAGACGAGTGATCTGCGACTCAGTGACGACCAGAGTGGCAGCGGTTGCCGTAGCTGTCACGTTGGCAATACCCACCATTGCCTCAGTGGATACATCAGCAGCCCGTGCGTAATAATCTTGGATCAATATTCTGGTTTCGCGTAGCTGCTGATTTGTACGAGTGCGTGACCATTCCGTAATGGTTTTACCTGCCAGCTTGCCGAGCAGCTCACGTTCGAGAGTTCGGAGTATGTCAAGCACCTCCAACTCAACGCTTGCAGCAGTGCGAAAAAGATCCAACTGCAAATCGACGGCATCGTCGAAAATGCGGTTAATTGCCACCGATCAACCTCGGCGATGATGCTGCAATGCGTTCTTGCTCTTCTTCAAATGTAATGTTGGCGTCTGCGATTTCGCCCGCCTGTAGGTTGCTGTAAAGCGTCTGATCTGACATTGCCCCAGCCTGCCATGCACTCACCATCGCAGTCAGTTCTTGCGCAGTCATGCCCACCGGCACGAAGTCTTTGTTGATCTGGTATTTCACATCGCCGCTTGCTCGCATCCAGGCAGCAAACCAACCAAGCGCCCGCGTGATGCCCATGCTCAAAACATCAGCCATCGCCGCGAGCTGTGATTGCTCACCGGCTTGTCGCTGTTTCAACGTATCGGCAGCCTCTACGCTTGCTTTTTGGGACTCAAGCATCCTTGCACCAAGCACAGCCATCTCAGCTTTTTTAGAATCCAGATTGGTACGCAATGCGCCAAAATCGCCGGTAACTTCTAAGTAACTTGCGGTTGCTTGCGGGTCAGGGCATACAATCGCAGTCTTGCTGCCGATCCTGATTCTTTGACCATCTTCTAGCTGAAGCCCAGCAATAAACGGCGTTGGCAGGCCCGAAAAATGACAACCGTGTTCATAGTCTGCGCTGACTTGATAGTGGTGAAGATTCAGTTCAGCCAAATCCAGCAAGGGCGGGGATGACACCGGCCACAACAGTGAATCATGACCAAATATCACAAACGGAATTTCAGTCATCGGCTGGCCTGATATCAGCGGGAACGATTCCGATACCAGCTCGTCCTCGTCGCGCTCGTTTATACGAAACACCCTGACCCGATAACCTTCAGCGGTCAAATCCAGCACCCGGTATCTGGTTTCCGAATCCTGCGCGAATTCGTCACTACCAGGCAACGATGCAGCTTCACGCAAAACCACCATCGTCGTTGTGAGCTTGTTTCCTATCCGAGCCGACTTCCAGTTCAAAATCGAATCAGCTTTGTACATAGCCAAAAACGGTCTCAGTCCCATCCTGTCAAAGTCGGCTTGGGTCATGTCGCTGGATAGGTCAATCTGAGGATAATCTACAAGCAAGCCCACCCTGCCAGTGGTCAATATCTCCTGTGCGAGTTCTTGCGCCATCGCATCAAGTGGAGTGCCTGCCATGTCGGCATCTTGCAGTGATTCAGCGACCGAGATCGGAGCCATCAGAATGGGCGACTTGCGGAACATCGTTCCTTTCAAGCCTGACACCGTGCGCCAGAAAGCATTGAAAAACGGCGTGCGTTTGAGCCGGGCGTTATAGTCTATAGGTTCTTCTTCGGTGAGCTTCGGCAGGTAAGTCATGCCGCGAGAATGTATTCGATGCTCACCCTCGACGCAATCATCGCAACGCTGCCACAATCCTGCTGCTGCGGAGTATTCGGGGTTTTCGGTGCGGACGCCTTTTTGAGCCATTTTAAAACCTCTGCTGCGATTATACGCCAACCATCCGCGCAAGCGAAACGGGCCGAATAATCGGGAATTTTCGGTGAATGTAATATCCTGCGCAGTCGTTCCAATCATCAATTGACGGATGAGCGCCAGACTTCTCTGGATCGCCTTTGCTGTCGTATCCCTGCGATTCCATAGCGTCAGTGAGCAGTGGGCATTTGTTTGTGTTGACTCTCAACCTGCCGTGAGCAAGCAGCGCATTGATTGCGTTCACCCTATCCCGAATTGCCGGGTTAGCATTAGGCGCGTCAACAGTGTATCCGGCTCGCTGAATCATCTGTACATCGGTCTGGCTGGCGTTTGTCGATCTGCCCTGCCCACTAGCGTCCGGATACACAATAACTTTCCTGCCATCTGCCCGGTATTTTTCAGCCCTGATTATAAAGTCCTGCGTGTCATGGCTGACAAACTCATCCACAGCTTCCGGGATGCTATTGCTCAAAACCCATACCGTTGCGCAAGTGCCGCCAATATTAAAGTCCAGCCCGATATTGCAAATCCTATCCGATGCCAGCAATTCCCTGTCCGTGTGGTGCGTCCGGCGGTCAAAGAAATGGTAGACCTTGTTTTGGCTGAGACTTACAAATTCACCGTTCAGATACATATCCGCCAGGATCGGGTCGTAGTTGTCCCTGATCTGTTGGATGTACCCGTCAGGCAAATACGGATTTGATGCAGTCGATGCTTTGATCAAGGCATAACCCTTTGAGGGATTTTTAACCCATCGCGAATAGGTAAAACCAGAATAGCCTTGGTCTGGAGTAGTCACATTCCCGATTGTGTTTGGCCTGCCACACTGCTGACGATTACGCTCTGAGACTTTACGCCAGACCACTGCGGCCTTGTCTTTGGGTAGGGTGTCCAATTCGTCAACGATTGAATCCGCAACTTCATATGCCACGATCCTTTCCGGCCTGTCGTAGCTGCGGAAAATCATGTCGCCGTAGCCTTCCACGTTCACCACATAGTCGCTTCGATTTGTTTTGAATTTCAGCCCTAGCGCAGAAAGTATTTCCTCGGTGCCTGATATTGCCCTGCGCCTCAACAGGTCATACGTCGGCATGTAATACGCCGTGTCTATGCCTGGAGCGGCAAGCATTTTGAGTAACAGGCGCACAATGCCGGCCTGCGTTTTCCCCGACCCCAAGCCAGCAACCATCGCCGGGAACGGATCATGATGGAATACGAATTGCTCCTGCGGTTCAGTGAGCGCCAGTTCCATTTTCCGGCCTTGTCGCTCTGATGATCTGGATAACTTGATCTGGCGTTATGCCTTCAGGCTCTGATGACTTGTCACTCCACCCGAAATTCTTCAGCGCAAAAATGCTGCCGGTCGGTGATGTGCCGTGCAGTTTCATCTCGTAATGCCACTCTACAAAAGCCTTCGCTCGCTTTACGGAGTCAGAAAAGCCGTTGTATTTCAAGTACTCATCTATTGATTGGCGAGATGAAAAACCGAGATATAAAGCAAGCCCCGTCCATGTCACCGGGTATAGTTTTGCTTCACAAAAACGCTGGTATTCTTCAACTTTCGCGTCGAATTGTTCTGGCGTTTCGTACAGGCGCGGCCTGCCGTTTGCCTTTGGTATAAGGTTTTTTGCCATGTGACCCCTGGTCAAAATGCGGCCCCTCAAGGGCTGTGGTTGCATTATACACGGTCTTGTGTCACTGCCCACAAAGCGACTACCTGAATTATTTTCTGCATCCTTAAAATAGTTGTTG